GGCATCTCTGCTCCTACCATACGTAAGAAAGATGCGATTGTTCTATTACCATAACGCTCAAATTCTTTCTCATAAGTATCAGGAAGATACTGATTTAAGAAGTCGAAGTTGGTAATGTAGTTTGTTTGTAAGGCTACCTGTTCTGCAGAAGGCTGCAGGGCGAAGGTAGGGTTACTTAAAAGTGCACTTGCCATTTTTTTTAAATTTTATTGTTTATATTTTTTTTATACTGCGTATTTTCAGGTTTCGTCCTGAATCAGGGTTTAACGCTTTCACCTGCATTCCATTCGTTGATTTGCTAACCTCGGGTGCTTTACGCTCTGACATATTGATGTTTTTGGTTTTACGCATAACATCTTCAGTAGCATCAGATAACCCTTGTTCATAAAAGAATTTAGCAAATTTGTCAGGATGCATTGCTATCGACAATGACCTATGATAGCCTGCTGCGTCTTTCATCAAACCTTGCCCATCTAAGAACTTGTTAATAAAGTTCTGTGGTGTAGCTTGGTTCTTTTTCAACTCACTAGCGTCTCCGGGAGCAAACGTGAACTTCTTGTCATTAACATTGAACTCAAAACCTTTGAACTCTCCGCTAAAAACATCGTTCGTCTTTTGGTCAAACCATTGACGTTTACGATTGTTCTCCTCTTCTATGGTCTTTGCCTGTTGGGTATATTGCTTATAGCTGTCGTATATTTCTTTCTCCTCATTTGGAATAAATGCCGTTCTTGACTCAAGGGGCATTTTATATTGTTCCTTTTGGGAAGTGAAATATTTCTTGGCTTCAGCAAGAACTTTCTTTTTTGCGATTTTTGCCTTTTTAACGGTTGACTCATCATCTAAATCAGTGTCAAACTTGTACTCATCCATTAACGTCTCAATGTCATCACTATCAAGACCTTCCTGTGTGGAAGAAAGGTATTCTTTAAGGAGTTGGTCAGGACTCATTGTATCAAAGTCTTTATTTAACTTTAAAAAATCGTCAAACCCACGTCCCGTATCCTTTTTGTATTTCATATAAGCAGCTACATCTTCAGGCAATTGCTCAGCTTCTTTACGCTCAGCTACCAATTCATCCAATGAATTTATCTGCTTATTATATCTCTTACCAATATATGAAAGAACATCTTCATCCTTTAAATCAACACCTGCAGGTACGGGGTCTATTATAACCTCTTTATCTGCTTCATTATTTTCTTGACTTAACGAATCTTCGTGTTTATCAAGTAACTGCTTCTCTACTTCTTGAACGCTTTTTGGTTCAAGCATTTCTACGGCTCTAACTTTATATTCCATTTGATTTGATTTTATTTATACAAAAATAGATAAAAATTTCGACATTTTAACGAGGCTCAAATTCAGCTAAATCAAAACCATCCAAGCTATCCTCATTTGATTCAAAACTTATTGGAGGTAGATTGTTCTTCCTTTGATTAATTAATTTAGATTGTTCTGTATTTTGTTGGCTAATTCTTTTGGCTTTAGCATCTTCTTTTGTCTGCTCTCTAGTATTTATATTACTTGTCTCCATACCACGAAGCTGCAAATTAATCAAACTCCTCACGCATTAGATAAGATTTCATCTCTGCTTCTTTCTCCATTTTTTGAATATCAAAAGCTACCTCTGCTTGTTTAATCTGCATCTTAGACCTTGTCTCCAAGTCAATCTTCTGCATTGCAACCTGTCCTGCCATTTCTTGAGACTTTAATTGTTGCTGAGCAATCATTGCTTGCTTCTGCATTTCATTCTTCTCTAAACGCTCTTGAGTCTTAATACGCTTCATCTTTAATAATTGATTAGCAAGTTTAATGTTGCGAATCTCACGTATGTCAATTGCGTCTTCAAGGTTAATGTCACCTTTAGACAATGCCATTTGGATATTGCCTTCTAATTGTGCTTTTTGCTCTTCATCAGGTGAAACCTCAATGAATATACCAAAGTCATAAATATATAAGTCTTTAATCTCGTCTAATATAGATACATTGTATTTACCAATTTGATTAGCAAACTCATCTTTAAAGTCAGCATATTGCAAAATGTCTGCAACTCTATAAGTTAAAGCCTCTGCTAATGAACGATAAACATACAAAGAACCATCAAGTATATGTCTTGTAGCAGTATTTGAGTTTAATGCAGCCATCTTTTGCAGACCAACTAATGAGTTAGGGTCAGGATTAGAGCCATCTCTCGCTTCGTTAAGACCGGTCACAGACCTAATCATATCAACGTAGTGGTTCATATTAGTAATCAACATCTGCGTTTTAGCAGCACCTGAGTTAGAGTTTAACTGAGTGATAGGCACTCTTGCATTGTTAAAGTCACCATCTTGCGTAAAACTTCTACCAATTACACTACCCGTTTGGAAGTATAATCTTAAAGCGTCCTCAGGATTGTATGCGTTACCCGTACCTAGGTCAATCTCGTTTAGACCATCAGCATCAATGAAGACACCATCCGGAACTGTACGAGCAATAACTTGTTGTAATTTTAAATGGGTAATCTGAATTAAGTCAGCGAATGGTATCATCCTTCTACATAATGACTCAATAACTCCCTTGTACATACGTGGAGCACAAGCTACATAGTTTGGTAATGCGTGTTGAGATGCTGACTTAGGGCGAACCATATTCTCAGAAAGTTTCCATTGCAATAAAATATTGGTACCCATTACCATAATACCTTCATACCAAACGTCAATAGTCTTCTCTATCTTCTCAAAATTTCCTTCCTCCATCATTTCGGTAGGAGGATTAAAAGTTTCATCTTTCTCAATAATACGAGAACCGCCACCCTCTAAAGTTTTCTTTTTGTAAACTACTTTTTTAGTGGTCTTATAATTAAAATACAATAAAGTACAAGTATCACGATTAAACATACTGTTCTCAGAAAACTGTGATACGTTATAATAATCATACCACGCTTGGCTGTATTGTGTAATTTCTTGTAAATCTTCTCTAGTTAAAGATTGGTCAATCTTCATCAACTCCCCTATTGGAAGCGTTTTAATCTCACCCCAATAAAAACAATCTTTAAAGAATGGGTCTTCAGTATAGCTATAAACAATATTAGCAGGGTCAACATATGAAATCTGAACGCCTGTACCTTGTAAAAATTCGTGTTTTGCAACCTCAATACCAATTACTGTTGCATCATAGTCAAGTCTTTTTCTTAAATCATCATAATGATTCTCATCAAAAATAGTATTTATTGCTTCTTCTTCTGCAATCTCAATAGCAGGCTTAAACTTAAGCTGCATATACAACGACAACTCTTCGTCTGTTTCAGGAAGTTGCTCAGGGTCCATCATAAATGTATCAACACCTGTCTTCTCTTTTATTGTTGTTAAAATATCTTTTGATACCATCTGAGACTCAACCATATCTTGATACTTACTTCTTTTAGCTTGAGACATTGCATCTTGTGCATACGCTTTAACTTTAAAAAGCCTATCAGACATTCCATTAACAACAATATCAACAAACTTTGGAATAATAGGAACGGGAGTCCAATCTAAATTTAAATAAGACAAATCGCCATCAACAGCTAACTCATTTTTATATTTACCAATAGGCTGTTCACCTCTTGCATATAGCCTTAACCTACGGAAATCTCTCCATTGGCTATAGTACCTACAAGAGTTACCATCTTTACGAAACCACTCATATTGTATGCCTTGCCCCACCTGCAAACCAAATTCATCAGATGCTCTTTCCGCATCAGTTGCTAATTGACTTGGGAAAGATGTGGCATTTATTTGTATTGTTACATTTTTCATCTAACTAATTGACTTGTTGTTCCATCGTTTTTGTACTTAGCAAAGTTAATAATTAAATTTGATTCTTTTTTCTCCGGCATATATAAGTGCTTTTGATTTGCCATTATACATAATCCTGAACTAATAGACGCATCAAATTTTGTTCTGTCATTTATATCAAACCTCGCCCAATCCTCAAGTGTTCTTGTAAATGGCATTGTGCCCATCTCCTCAGGGTCTCTATATTTTGCTTCTAAATCTAATCCTACAAATTTCTCAATGTAAGACTCAATTGCAGAAGCGTGTGCTTGCTTTACATCTTCTGATGAGTTTGGAATACCTCCTAACTCACGCTCAGTCTTTGTTAACTTAGCCATTTGCTTATCCGGTCTATTAACAGAGAAACCTCGGTATCCTCTATTTTTTATATGGTATAAAAGTCTTGGTTTGTTATTCTCCACTAAGATAGGCATTCCGTAGAATATGCAAGCCATTAACACTTCTTCAAAAAATATTTCTGCTGTTTGTGGACGAGCAATATATTCTAAAAAAAATTGATTAACAGGAGCGTCATCCATATGGAACTTAGTCATACCGTGCAGTGCACCATTAGAACCACGTCCACCAACTACGGCTGAGATGTCATAGGAGTCACAACCAAATGAACCAAGATGTTCGTTACCGGGATACTTAATTCCATTGCGTATGTGAATATTATTTTGCATATGCTTAGGCGGTGCCCAAGCAATATTAAATCTACCACGAGTATCAGGCGTCCATATTACCTGAGTATCTTTTATACCATCCTTCCACGAGAATAATCCACGAGTAAGGTATTGTCCCTTAATCATTGAGTCGTTATAGTCAATCTGCTGATATAGTTTGGTTAAATTAAATAAAGCCTGCTTGCTTTCATCTCTAAAAGCGTGAGACTCTGTGCGTGGGAACTGACGATAAAATTCGTTCAATGCATCAGCATCACTCTTTAACGAGTCTACCTCCGCTTCCCAATAATCAATGGCTCCATTTATAATCCAATTGTTATCCACACCCATTACAGCCTCAACAGGCTTGCGAAATACAGGATGACCATATCTATCAATGAATCCTTCCATATTCCACTCCATAGGTACAAACAGGGCATATAAGCCACTTTTAGTCTGTCCGTTGGCGTTACGAATCTTTACATTTGAATCCTCGTAAATATCTTTGTAGTTCTGTCCCCCTTTACTTAAAGCATTAGAGGTTGAACCCATCATACACTTACCAATAATTTTACTACCTAACCTAAGACACGTTTTAGTTACACGCCAATTCTCTTTAATGTTTACAGGCTTAGTCCACTTGGCTGACTCATCGTGAGCCAAGAAGAGTAGCTTTTCTCCATCATAGGAGTTGTCTTCGGTATTCTTCCAATCTATTGATGTATCCAATCCGTCAATCTCATTGGCGTTGGCTTCGTACATATTCTTCTTAGTAATCTTAGATGCAGGAACCCTGAACGCCAACTCAGTCTTTGGCTTGTCCATACCATCCATTATTGGCTTAAAAAAGAAAGGAAGTCGACTATTAATGGGGACAACCTTATCTGTGAACATCTTTTTAGCATCGGCACCCGTCTTAGATAAGATACCTATACGTGCGTCACGTGCGAGCGTACCTATGTTGATACACTCAGAAGATGACATAAACGAGAATCCCGAACGTCTAATCTTTAGGTATATCATTCCAAATGACCTTGCGTCAGCACGACAGGCTTCCCAAAATATCCAATATATTCTATTTGCTTCCCGAAAGTCAGGATAGCCTATGTCAATACTTGACCACTGCAGGTACATATAATGAGAACCGGTTATGTAGGTTTTAACACCATTGTTCATAAACCAATATCCCTGTTCCCTGTAGTCAAATTCTTTTTCAATATAATCAACCCAACGGTCTTTAAATTCTTTTGGCTTTTCGTTCCACTGAAATATTGATTGTATTTTAAACAACTCACGTGGGAGGTCTTGACGCTCCCAATACTGTTCTGCTTTAGTGGAGTGTCTTTGAAGACACTTATCGGGTGTAGCAGGAAGAGCAATAAATAATCCCTCTATCTCTACTACCTGCCCTATCTGTCCGGTCTTTGAGATAACAACAATATCGTACTGAGGATTATAACCATACAACCACGACCTCACTCTATTTTTATTAGAGATGACGGAAGCCGGTATATGACTTTCAACTATACGGCATAAACTATTGCTTTGACCTTCTTTCTGCAAATCCTTGTTTTGTATCTGTTTTATTTATTCCTCTGTCTGCGGAATCCAAATTTTCTTTCTCCGTTTCTATTCTACTTAGTATCTCAAACGCATCAAATATGGCTAACTTCTTAGCCGCTGCTGCGTTCTTCATCTTATCTGCTGATACATCTGTATCTGACTCAGTATTAATAATATCTTCCTCAGCCACTTTTATAAGATGACTAACAGCTTTATATCCCGCTTCAATAATGCGTAGCTTTATTTCTTTAGTGTCTCTCATTACTTAGCTTTTAAAAAAATTATCTGTACCAACCTTGCAGACTCTGCTTCTCCAAAGTTATCAAAAATATTGCGTGAATGTGGAGCCTCTGCGTTAAAAGCTATCATACGATTAAACTTAGAGTACATTGTAAGTAATGGCTTCTTCTCCTCATCATAAATGGTAGTCCCGTCATCCTCCGGTGCCTGCTCATTTAAATACAAAAGACAGGTTATATCACCCATCATTTCATCTGTATGAACAAAGTTTGGTTCTTCTTGATGGAGTGGTGACTTGCGAATAAAGTTTAGGTCTACCTTGTAACCAAGAAATAAATTAGTGACGTATAAGGCAAACTCATCGTTACTATCCCTTGGTTGAATGTTTCTGAAAGTGTGCTCCCCGTCTGCCACGTCTTGAAATTCGTGCAAGTGTATATCTGATACATAGGATAATGGGTCTTTAATAATGTTGTCGAATGTTATTAGATTCATAATTTGATTGTTATTTGATGGTCATACATTCTATATAATTTTTCTTCATCTACTGTAAACTCGTATTCGCTATCAGGAGAAAAGCATACCATATCGCCTGCTTTTATACCACGCTCAAGTAAATACTCGTTAGGATACTTCATTACACCCATTAGGGGTTCTTCTGAGAATGGCTTTTTAATATAACTCTCTGTTGCAGGTACAGGTTTGATAAAGCAATATCTGTCGTAAGCGTTCCACGTGGAGTCGTGCTTATACATATAGAACTGCTCGGTCTCAATAAAGAATAGGTCGTCTTTAAAGAATGACTTACCGCTTTTTTGCCTACCCCGCATATCGTTATAGAACTTGAATACGTTATGGTGCACAAGTAAAGTGTCACCTGCCCTAATAGGACCGTTGTAACCCAATGGAAGTTCAACGACTTCTGCAAATCGGTTGGAAAACTTATGGTCTTCCTCAGAAGTGCTGACAATCAAGTCAACGCCTCCTATCTCTTTTGTATTGTCGTACCTTCTTCCATTCACAGGTTTAGCTATGAAATAGAATGGAGACTGCATTAGATATTGATGTTATATTCAATTGATATAGGAATGGTGGAGGTAAACTCTTTCCAAAGCACCACCTCCGCCTTCTCGTTAATGATAAAGATTTGGATAGACTCTTTCTCAGGATTAATCCTAATAAGATGAATTTCGTTAGTATCGCCAAGAATTTTCTGACCTACAATATAGTGCATAGCACCGCCTTTGTAGTCAGGTCCTATTGATATTTTACGAATGTCCATTATAGTTCTTCCTCTTCTTCTTCAATAAATTCAATACCTGTAGTCCAATCTTTTAAGAATGTGAACTTTTCCAATCCATTGGTGTTAATAACTTCAATAGGCTTAAAGTCAAATTCTTTTTCGTTTAAAGCCTCAACGTCTTTGGTTAGCTTTTTAACGCCTTCCTTATTGAATTTGTAACCATTTTTTTCATCCATTATTAATACCCCCTTATCGTCAGTAGCAGCATTGTCTAAACGCAATTCCTCTACTTGAGCCTGATAAGATTCGTGAGCAGGCTTAACCTTCTCGTACAACTTAAATAACTTTTTCTGAATTTTGGTCTCTTGACCACCAATAACGGCATTAATTGACGCCACTAGGATGTTTAGGTCTTTGTACTTCATTTGATTTGATTTAGTTAATATAACTATGCTTATGCATAGTTATGTAAAAGTAATGAATATTTATTGAACTATGCAATAGTTTCATCAGGAATAATTACAAGTTTTAATTGCGTTGCAGCCCAAGTATATGCCCATTCGTTAGCATCTGTAGCGGCATCCCAATCCAAGTAATCTTGTCCCGACATAGTTAATGAACCATTTACCAAATTATTATACATAGGATAAAGTGGATTTGGATTTGGATTTGGTAAAGACTCGTTTAACTGATACTGAAAATTTGCACTTGTAGCTAAATTATCATAAGAAGAAGTTAATACAAATACTGTTGCTTGCTTTTCTTCTCCGTTTTGCCAAGAAGAAATTGGTTCAATTGTTTTTGCCATTTTATTTTATTTTATTATTTAAATACTACTTGATTTTGCATCTTCAACAGGAGGTATATAATCGCCTATAATTGTAAGGTTTAATTGTTCAGCTACCCAATCCCAAGCGTAACTATCTATTGTCCATTGAGTGTACGCTTCACCTGTCATTGTTAAGTTACCATCTTGTAATCTTTGTTGAGCAGCATCTAGGATGTTATAACAAAATACTGCACTTGTTCCTAAAGTTACATTTACTGCATAAGCGTTTAAGTAGATTGCTTCTACAAATACACCATTTTGCCACATTTGAATTGGTTGAATTTCTTTCATATTATTTTATTTTTAAAGTTTCTATTTCTGCTTTTAATTCTTGTACCGCCTTAATTAAAACAGGTACTAATTCCGTATATCTTACCCCTAACATTCCATCACCATTTTTATCAATTAATTCAGGGAATATCTTTTCTACCTCTTGTGCTATTAAACCAAGATTTTGTTTTTTAAACTTGTCATCTTTATAAGAGAAGTTTATGGTCTGCAAGGTAGATAATTTCTCTACTGCGTTCTCAATATGACTATTTATGTTTTTAAGTCTAATATCCGAGTTAGCAGTCCAAGATGTTGCACCACTTGTTAAATAAACTCCACCGCTATAAGATGCAACATAAAGCCTAAAACCACTAAACTGATTAGCTAATACCATATCTCCTGAAGCAGTTCCTGTTAAAAATTGACTTGAAGCGGTACACGCACCTAATACACCTCCTATTGTTGGTGAAAGAACTGTGTTGCTAAAAGTAATTGCAGGTGCAGTTCCTGCTGCTTTGATTTGTGTTGCAGCAGTTGTAGAATAAGATACAAGCCTTCCTCCATCATCAGTAGTTCCTATTAATACATTGCCTGTGGAAGTTATTGCTAATGCATAAACATCATTTGTTACATTTCTTATTGCAAATTTCCCCCCACCATAAACTCCATCTGAATTATTAGTAGAATATAC